GCTGTTCACCCCCAGCTCCTTGAGAAGCTCCGCCTTCAGCTCTTTCTTCTGTTCTTCCGTCAGCGCCATGTCGTCGTCTCCTTCGCGTCCCCCTTCTTGTGGGGGAGTGTCTTGGTTGGTACTGTTGGGCCGTCGTCCGGAAGCCCGGGCGGCCTCCAGCTGTTGTTCTGCCTGCTCCTGAGTGTACCCGACCTTCTGGGCGAACTCAAGAAACGCTTGGTCGTCGTCCTTGGCCCGGACCATCAGGTCAGCCAACTCTGCCTTCTCCCGCAGCCCTTCCAGCTCCTCCTCCTTCTGCTGGAGTTCCTGCTGGACCTCCTCAGCAGTCCGCTTCATCTCGGACGCCTCCTGGAACCGCTGAGTGGAGACAGCACCGGCTCGGGCGTTGTTGATCGTATCCGACAGGGACCAGTTCTTGGTTTCCCCGTTGACCTTGTCCACCTCCAGGGTGAACTCGTCAGGGACCTCGACCACGTTCTCAGGGTTGCTGGGGTCAACAAACTTCGCCATCTTGTCACGCTCCTTCGCTCTCTATCCTGGGAAAGTAGACCTGGGGCCGCCGGGATACCCAGCCGGCCCCATCGCCTGCTCTTGCACTTGCTGTTGCAGAAGGGCTTCGTCCTCGGGGTTCATCATCCCCTCGGGGAGGTTGCCCAGCTGCTGCTGGAAGAACATCTTCCGTCGCTCGAACTTCTCCCGGACCTCTTTGGAGGCCAGAGAGAACTCCGGCTTGGCCATGAATGCCTGGATGACCTGCAACTGCACCTCAGGCATGTCGGCCTCCTCCGACACCTGGATCTCCCCGGGCTCCTGGCCGTCCCCGAACAGGATCAGGTTGTTGAGCACCGCCTTGCGGTAGTTCTGCCACTCGGCCTCGTTGCCCACGGGCAGGTCGATCCCTTCCTTGCGAACCGTGATCCGGAACCACATGGGGTCAAGGATGCCCAGGTTGAGCATGTCCACCAGCTCGATCTTCCGCTGCGTCGTGCTCTGGGGTCGCTTGGACTGGATAGTGATTTGCAGCTCGGTAGGGTACGGAATGGCACTGCTTTCCAGCTGAAGCATGCCATTGGTGGTAACTTTCACGCCGGCGAGGTTGTCGTCCAGCATTGTGATCTGGGCCATCTTCGTATCTGTCCACTGGTTCCGGGCCATGCCCAGCATCGCCATGTAGCAGCCGGAGAAGGCGGTCGCCGTAGATTGCAGTGGGGCATTGAGGGGCATGTTCGCCGCCTCCTGGAGCCGCCCGATCGCGGCCGCGGAGTCCACCCGCCCGGGGGCCTCGCCCTTCATTACCTCCGACTGCCCGGCCATGTCATCAATGATTTCTCGGCCCATCATGGCGACCTTGCCGGGCCAGTCGCCCGAGTTCACCGGGTTGATGACATCCGGCTTGGAGTTGGGGATCGCCATGTTCGGCTCGTACTGGATGTAGCGCGGCTTGCCCGCGGCCTTCAGCTGCCGCACGTTGATTCCGGCGTCGTTGGGCAGCAACAGGAACCCGAACTGGTCGAGGTCCTGGGCGTTCTCGAACACCTGCTTGATGAGGTGCTCCACCTCGATGTTGGTCGGCCGCATCAGGCTGAACGTCGACTTGCCGTAGAACCCTCCACAGGGGATGTCTCGGATGACATGCACAGGCACGATCGGCTTCTCCTCCGACTCGGAGAAGTCATCATCCCTGACCACCCAACCGCCGACCATCACGATATACCGCTTCAGCACCCGGCGGTCCTCATCGTAGAACCACATCTCGTCGAGGTCCGTGTACTCCTGCTCGACATCAGCAGCCGAGACCTTGTCCAGGCGGGCTCCGTCCCCGGACCCATCCCCGAAGCTCGGCTCCTCAACCATCCCGTAGGTCGAGGGGGCGTCCTCCTCTGTCAGGTCGCTCTGGGGGTCGCCGATCTTCCTTTTCTTGGTCTTGATCTTCCCCTCCATATTGGTGAGCTTCATCTTGGATTTCACCCACTCCAAGGAGACGGAACGGTGCCGGCAGACGCCCAGCAGCTCGCTTTTGGTCGTCGGGTCGGCCGGGATCGGCAGAAGCTCCCAGGGAGGCACCACCTCCAAGACCGGCTGCGTGCGATTCAGCCTGGCGCTGGCCTGTGCCCAACACGCCAAACCGACCGTCCCGTACAGCAACTGGAGGCTGATGACCTCGTAGAGGATCGACTCCAAGTCGACATCCGACAGCATCACGTTCAGGGCAGCCTGGCCGGTGGCGGCCTTCTGGAGGCCGTCCAAGCTGTAGTTGCCCTCCCGCAGGACCTGCGGACGGACATCCATCGTCACCCGGCGTCCCATCTCATCCTGATACCGTCGCGTGCATTGCTCATACCGGTAGTTCAACTTGCCCCTGCTGTCCCGATACTGGGCCAGGACGGTGCCGGCGTTGTAGTCGATCTTCGAGAACTGCCGGGCTCCATGCAGGTAGTAGTAGTTCAGCAGCCACTCAACCCGCTCGATGTTCCGCCGGCCGACGCCCTGCTTGACCATGTACCGGCAGACAGCCGAAATCGTTTGCTTGTTTTGGCCCTCGCCCCGGGGCAGCGTGATCGTTGACATAATATGTACCAGGTCCTTGTCTTACTCTGCGCCCATGTTGGCTGTCCACTGTGCCCCTTCGAACTGCCCGGCCTCCGCTTCATCCTCTTCCGGGTTGTCGTTCAAGCCCTCCACCACCGGCTCGGGGGGCTCATGGTTTCTTGCCAGCTCCCGGGCCACCATCGCCTTGACGCCCTCATTCTCAGCCATCAGCGCCAAGTTGGCCGACACGAGTGTCTTGGTCTGCTGGAGCAGGGCAGTGATGACGATGGACTCAGCAACAGTCTCAGCCGCCTTGGCCACCCGCTCCTCCTCCTTCTGCTCCTTGTCGACCTGCCGGTTCCGACGAATGCACAAGTAAATGTCCACGCTGGACCACACCAGCAGCCCGGCAATCACGACGATCAGTACGATAATCAACACACTCGACATCCGGTCACCTTCCTTCGCGTTTCGTTCCAGCAGCGTTCCACAGCCCCTTGTGGGGCTCTTCCAGTTCTTCCAGGCTTTCAGCATCGCCCAACATGAAGTCCTGGGCGAGGCTACGTTCATCGTCCTGTCCGTGCAGCCCCAGCTCGAAGTAGTGCTGCTTGACCATGTCAGCCGGGATCTCTGAGCCACTCACGCCCAGGATCGGCTGCAACCCGGTTACCTCGTCAATTATCCGGTTATCCCTCAGCATGTCAAGCGGGTGAGTACTTCTGCGGTCCACCTTCTCGGTGTTCTTGGCCCCATGAGTCCTCACGATCTCCTGGTACATCGAGAGGGCGTCCACCAGGTCATCGTGCTGGAGGTTGCCGTCAATGGCATCTCCCCGGAACTCCGTCACCTGGTAGAGCAGTTGGCTCCAGTTCTTGTCTGAAACCGCCATGTCCCCCCAGAACTTGATTCGGTTGGTCCCAAACCGCCACCGCATCCCCGAGATCCGATCCTGCTTGGACCCCTGAGCCCGTTTGTACTGGATGGGCATGACCTTCGGCGTCCACCCTCCATCCTGCTGCCGGCTCTCGATGAGGCTCTTGCCCAGCTCGTAGACCCGCCGCTGCATGGAAACGCTCTCGATGCCCACCACCCGGGGCAGCCACTTGGTCCCCATCCGGTAGAGCACCTCAACCAGCCGGTCCTCCTTCACCTTCCCCTGCCAGCAGTCCAAGACCCACATCACGTCGTAGGGCTTCTCGAAGCCAACCACCACAATCGCGGAAAAGTCGGATGTCGCACTCACCGTCGGGGCATAGTCCATCATCATGCACCGGAACATCTTCGAGACCTTCGATCCGAACGCCTCGGTCTTCTGGACCTTGTTGCCCTCCTTGTCCTGGACGTTGTACGACACCGTAGCCTGAGACTCCAGGGGCACGCCCCCCGCCTCCCCGTCCAGGTAGTAGAGGTGGTAGACCGGGTCCAGCTCAAACGTCGCCTCGGTCCCCTCACCGGGGTTGTTCAGGTACTCAGTCGCGAACGCCTCGTACCCGATTTCCTGGACCTTCTCGTCGATCTCCTCCTGGCCCATGTAGTCGTCCCACGTAGGCCGGCCCTCCGAATTGAACACCTGGTAGATTCGCCGGTTCCACAGCTGAGCTCTCGGCTCCTCGGCCCGGGCCCAGAACCACAAGCTGCTCTGCTTGGAGATCATGGTTCCCAGCCACAGCATGCACATCCCCTTTGCCCCCATATTCAGCAAGACCCTGCTGAGCAGGTTGTTGAAGTCCCGCCGAAGCTTCTCGGTGTCCGTCGACTCCTTGGGGTCGTACTCGGGGTCATCCAGCACCAACAGCGCCGGGCGAGGCTTCGTACCCCGCTTCTTGCCCTCCACGCCGAACCCCCTCAGACGGGACCCATTCCGGAGGTGCATCATGTGCTGGTTCCACTTGCCCTCCCCTTTGCTGGGCTTCATGTTGCCCCAATCGTTGAGGATGAACTCATTCTGGGTGAACTGCGTATGGTAAATCTCAAACCGCTCCTCAACCAGCGAGTCCGTCGCCAAACAGATCGTCGTGGGAAAGAAGGGCCTCGACAGCGCCAGCAGTAAGATGACCTC